TAAATGCAGGCAGAACTTTTAAAATTATTGTGTCTTTCAAGTAATTAAGTTGCATGTGTACAAGCCGTAAACCCATTGCATATTGTTGCATTGCTTGCCTTTGTGCAGGACTTAACATATATTGATTAGCAATTGCAGAATATTGTTGCATTTCTTCTTTACTCATGCGTAATATTGTCAACATTTCAGGACTTAAACCCATTTGTTGAATAATATTTGTTGCCGTCATATCGTCAATGCCTTTTATAGCTTGCCTTAAATCTTCAATAACTTGAACGGCATCTTTACCAACAGGACTAATTCCTAAAAGTTGAAATGGTGCTATGTTACCCTCACCTAAACGAATTTGAGCAAGATTACTTTCTAATGCTTGCATACTTCCCATAACATTTTCAGGGTTTAAATTATAATCAACAAGCATACCTGCACCTGCTATTTTGTTTACATTAGCAAGTGCAAGTCCTGTTTGTCTATTAAAATTTATGTATGCTTGATTACTCTTTAACATTGAGTTTGCAAGTCTATCAAAAGCAATATAAGCTGCACCTGCTGCAACCGCCATACGTCTTATAGTTTTAAAGATGTTATTAAATGAAATATCAGCTTTTTTAGATTTTTTGTCAGTATTATCTAACAAGTCATCAACTTTTTTCTTTGTTTTGTCGATGTCTTTATCATCTGTTTTAAAACCTAATTTTATAAATATTTCATCTATTGGACTTGCCATTAATTAGTTTCCTTATTAAGTTCAATAACTTCATTGTTAAAGTCATTCACAAACTGCATATAATTATATTGTAACATTATATAATTTACAGGTGTTTGCATAATTTTAACTAAATCACCGCTATAATATCCTTTTTCTGCCAAAGATAAAGCAATAGTTATAAATATATCGTCATCAATAACTATTTTCGGTAATTTTAATTTTTGATAGCTGTTTGATTTGTAAACTTTGAAACTATTTTCTTGATAAAAGGGCTAAGGTTGACCTCTAAGCAACCTATAACCATATCGTAATAATCTTCTCTAGCTTCGGGCTTGTCATCAAACAACTGTTCTTTTATTTGTATATTGTCATAATGGCAATATTGTAAACAGTTCATAATTTCATCATTAAAATCATCACTTGCTTCAAGTGTTAAATAAACATCTTTGAGCAATTGAAACAGTTTTGAACCAACCATGAGATTTTCTTCTGATTGTCCTAAAAACTCTTTATCAATATCAATACCCAATTTCAAAAGTTCTATTGCTAAAACTTTTTTTAATCTTCTTACATCTCCCCACGTTGCTTCATTAATAACGATTTTAGCACCGTTACAACCTTTAAACTCTTTCATTATTTCCCCCTTTTGTTAAATTATAACATAAAAAACCGCATATAAAACAATATATGCGGTAACATGTATAGCTTAAAAGGAGAAAAATTATAAAATACCTCTTGTCGCTAAAGCACCCTTTAAGGTATATGTAATAGTTGCTTGGTCTGCTTCACCCTCTGTATTAGATGTTGTACCGGGTTTATTTGTAAATACCATACCTATAATAGTATAAGTATCATAAGTAACTTTGCCTTGACCGTTACCCATACGTTTAACAAAAGCACCATTCATAAGATTAAATGCGATAAAATCATTTTCTTGATTAGCTAATAAACCATTTAAAAACCTATCGCCCTTGCTTCCACGCATTAATTTACATTCAATGTCAACTTGTGAACCTGCTTCATTTTTTGCGTAAATAGTGTTTTTGTTTTTTCCGGTTGTTACTGTTACAAGTTCATTAGGAAATGATATAGTTACAACTTCGCCATTTGCTGTATCTGCAATTAACGGTATATCATTAATTAAAAATGTATCATCACCTACTAAATTAAATATTCTACCCATTTATATTGTCCTTTCTATGCTTCAACATTAACAATTAATGTGCTAAAGTGTATTGCACCAGCTTTTTTAATTGCGATTTGTACAATTGGTGCTTGTCTTTTTTCTCGTTCTGTTTGACTTTGTTGTGCTATTGGTTGTGAATAAATATACCAACCATTTTGTTTGATTGCATCTAACATATCTTCACTATCACCAAAAGTAGCACCGTTCCATTCACCTGGTGCAGATATACCGTTTCTAACACATTTTTCACAAATTTGAGCGTACGCATTTTTTAAAGCGTTCATTCCTGCTTCTGTTTGAGGTACTTCGGTTTCTATTTGACGTAAGCAGTTATAACCTGCCACTTGCAAAGCTTCAACAATCCATATATTTTCTAATATTTCATCAGTAAAACCATTGCAAGAATTAGAAAAGTTTACAGGTAAACCGCCTTGACTTACATAAATATCAGAACCATAATTTTTTGCATTTAAAACATCATTCAATGTAGCATCTATACTTGGCTTAATACCTGCAATACTTTTTAAGTTCATTGTAATAGCGGTATCTGAACCGTTACGGTTAGGTGCTAATGCTCTACTTGCATAACCTGCACTATATAATTTTGCTTCAAGTAATGAATTTGAATTTGTCATAACTCTTACTTTATTAATTGATGCGGATTTTAAAGTACCTGCTAAAACTTCTATATTTTGTAATGAGCAATTTCCATGAAATAATGCTCTGTTTGTAGCTTGTATTTTAGGTGCGATAGTTTCAATATAAGTATTTTCACGATAACAAGTATCTAAAATACCACCAAAATAAACATCATTTGCCATTCTATTTATAGCTTCTAATAAAGTTTCTGTATCTACTGAATTTACTCCTGATGCTGATGTGCCTGCTGCTATATTTAATAATGTTGAACCTGTAATGTCTGTTCCACTCTCAGGAACATCCAAAACAACGCTTGATGATGTACCTACTGTTTTTGATGCAAATACTAAAGCACCATTATCAACTGTAATAAAACAATCAGGACGTTTCGCTAAAATAATATTTGCAACGTCTTGTATTGATTTACAAGCTGTAAAATTCATGTTTTTAATTTCAAAATCTTTACCGTCAATAGTTAATTTTATACCCCCGTCTGTAATAGTTTGAAAAGCTTCTAAATTTGCTGTTATATCAGGTGTTGTAAAAGTTCCTTGTGTTGCATCAGTTGCCACATAAGGACAAACATATAATGTTCCATTAGCACTTCTTAAATCAGGTGCTTGTGCAAAAACTTCAGCAACCATTTGAGCTGTTTTGCTATTTGTACCAAAATCAGAAACAGCTTGTGTCGGCTCAATATAAGCTTTATATGGTGCTGAAAAGTTTGCTTGTTCGTTTGTGAATAAAACTATATTAGCCGTTACCGGCTCTTGTAATCCGCTTGGTGTTGTTGATAAAGATACATTTACCGTATAGCTTGGCGGTATTATGCTTTGTACTACCATAAAATAAACTCCTTTTCCCTTTTTATTTATTATAACATTATTAGTTTTCTGTCGTTATTGTAAAATTACTTACATCTGTTATTGTACCCTCTGTAGTTATGCTTGTAGGGAATGTTTCAAAATAATCAACTTGTCTTGTCCATTCTTTACAATATTGCGTTGATATGGTTAATGTATAACGATATATTGTAGCTGCTCCCTCTGCTCTTGATGTGTTGATTATTCTACGAGGTATATTGTAAATTTTAAATTGATACTTTTCTTGTTGTTGTTGTGCATAATAACTTGTTAATGCTGATAAAACTTCGTAACGTCTTATCCTAGCATCATTATTTCTACTAAAAATATCAATTTGGATTTCATCATCAATTACTTGCTGTGTATGTTCTCTTAATGTACTATTATCAAACCATTTTGTATTAGCAATAATTTTACTGTTAAAACTTTGTATGCCGATTTGTAAATTATCTGTATAACCTGTATATACGTTAGGTGCAACAACATACACGCATGGAATTATTTTACCCTCTTGCGTGCCATAATTAGCAGGTAAATCCATTTCATGCGTTATTATTTGTTGTAATAAATATTCTATTTCTTGTTGCATTATGCACCTTGATAATTCAATATTATTTCATAAGTCCTAAAATTGTTTCTATACCAATCTCTTTTTGCCATTATTTTATATTCTAAACCGTCAATATTAATTAATTGACCGTTAAAAAGTTCTTGATATATATTCCTTACATCTAATCTATACCAACTCCATGACCTTTGTCCGTCAGGTTTTAAGGCAATTTCTTCACTCGTAAACGGTTGAATAATACCGCTTAATGTTATTGTTTGTTTTGTTTCTATAATAGCACCTGTATCATCTTGTGCCTGTTCTATAATATCAGCAGTAATAACACTTTCCCACGCAAAAGAAGCAGTTAATTGCGGCATTTGACCGCCTGATTTTAATTGTTTTATTGTTATATTTCTACC